GCTTTATCGATGATAAATATCGTTTTGGCGATTGACTCAAATAATCGCTTTAGCTATTGTTAGCTCATCGAAACGAAACATCGACAGCTGAGCGAAGTTAGCCAGCGGCGGACAGCAAGTCGCCTGCTTTTTAACAACATGCAGATTTACAGCGTCAATGACCTGTTAAGACCCCTACACGTAAACGTGCAGTATCACCGGGTGCGATCCGGTCGGTGAGAGAGTATCCCCGCGCGAGAGCGAGAACGGCGTGAGAACGGGCAACACTGGCAGGGAGTTGGCGCTGACCAATACAGGGAATGTTTTGGGCTGGCAGATGGTTATCAGCTAGTTGGTGAGGTAATGGCTCACCAAAGCGACGACGGCCTTCCCTGCTTCATTGTGGGGAGTCAGCACCAAAACATTTCTCCCGCATCAGCGGGTAACTACAGGGGCAATTATGAACGAACAAGCGAACAAAATTCTCGTTGAGCTATTACAGAAAGCGGCGAATGGCATCGATGCTGCGGTGTCGTTTAGCCAGGCGCAGATTCCGGAAGTTGTGCATCAGTTGCTGGTATGGAAATTCACCAAAAGCATGATGCTCACGCTGATTATTCTGGCGACTATCCCGGTTGCGATTAAATTCTTCAGGGTAATGATGAAGCGCGAGCAGGACGGAGTTTATGGCGAAGAGGGATATTCATGGGAACGCGGCAAGCCAAAATATAGACCTACATTGGTCTGGGACAAAGACGGCACTATCAGTGCTTCCTCGGTGTTTTTTGGCACCATTATGTTCCTGTATTCGGTCATCTCCTTCGTCATCTTATCTGACCTGACGTGGCTAAAAATCTGGCTGGCCCCAAAACTTTATCTCCTCGAATACGCAGCCTCACTAATTAAGTAACCCGCTCCGGCGGGTTTTTTATCGGCCATACCTCAGCAACTTCACAGAGGTTGCTTAGTTATGACAACCGGCGGCCATCCACCGCCCATTAGCGCAGAAGTCTTGTATTAACCGTTCCGTTCGCCGCGATAAGGCCAAGAGGATTTATGAGCAACAAAACTGGAGGGCGCGCTTTCCCGTGTGATTCTATCGTGGAGCGCGACGAAGTTGGTCACTTACATGGTTTCGAAGTCAGCTCTGGCGGCATGACCCTACGCGATTACTTCGCGGCCAAGGCTATGCAGGGAATCATCAGCAGCGAATGCAACTATGGAGCATTTAGTGATTTAGCAAGCGATGCATACAGCATTGCCGACGCAATGCTCCTCGTTCGGGAGGCATCATGACAGTCACCCACAACGGCAAGCAGTACACCGCCAAAAAGCTCAACGATAACGAGTGGCAGCTTACGTCGGTATCGGCACCGCGTGAAAAGCTGGTACTTAACCGCTGGCAGATGCATATCGCTGGTCTCCTGGAACAGGTAGAGGTGAAGGTATGACCGTAATCGTCGAATGTATTGAGACTAATGGCGACTGGACTGTCGGCCATCGTTACGCCGGGGAATTGGTCTCTGGCGGATTTTTGGCTCTGAAAGATGATGATACCGAAGATGATTTCGAATGGACCGCTGATTCTCGGCAGGAATATGACCGAGAAACAGATGAGTTCGAGACCATCTGGTTTTTACCTGGCATAGAAGGTGTTTCGTTCAGGGAGATTGAATGATGGTCAATCACTACGGCACCACCCCGCTCATTCGCCAGTGCGTTACGCCCGGCATGATGGCAATACATGAAGGCCGCACCTATCGCGTCTCAGCAGTCATTCAGGAGCGTAAATGGGTATACCTGCACACCGATGCAGAAATCATCCGCCTCAGTGACTGCGTGATTGACGTCCTTCTGGATGGTCACGGCAACCCTATCGTTCACTGAGGCCGCTGATATGGAAATCAAAACTCCTACCAACCCAAGCAAAAAGGCGACGGCCAGGGTAAAGAATCCTCTTCCCGTGCCAACTAATTGTCACCTGTGCTCTGGTTCAGTGCGGATTGGCACTCATGGAGAAGTCTATGGGCGCGACTTCAGTGACTGGCCGTATGTCTATCTTTGTGAAAGCTGCGGAGCATACGTCGGGCTTCATCCTTTCACAGCTATACCTCTCGGGACTCTGGCAGACAAGCCAACCCGCGACGCGCGCAAGAGCTGCAAGATGCCTTTTGAACGGATCTGGAAGTCCGGAGCCATGACGCGCACTGAAGCTTATCAATGGCTGTCCGGCAAGATGGGTATACCTGTTCACGAATGCCACTTCGGCTGGTTCACCGTAGAGCAGTGCCTGACTGCAATGCATCACTGTAACGACTGGCTAAACCACTAATCACCCTATTCAACCGATCGGCCTGGCTTATGCGGGCGGGATCTGCACATCCAAATTTCAGGAGTTCAGCCATGAACGCATACCTCACTTACGACCGCATCGAAGATCGGCGCTGGGTTGAGCAGCAACTCACCGACGAGAAGGAGAAGTGGATCGACGACAGGGCACAGCAAATCATCGACATGATGCCAAAAGAGCCGTCCGGCCTCTTCCACTTCACGATCCCGATTGACTCCAGCCCATACGAAGGACTTCGCAGCGATAAAGCTGGCGAGGCCTACAACGATTTCATTTCGGCAGTTGCTTACGCCCAGGCGGAATACGACTGGGAACACCGTACCGGCTGCCCGTTTTAATTTTTGAGGGTTTTAACAATGAGTACTGCACTTTCCACCATGGCCGGGAAACTGGCCGCACGCCTCGGTATGGATGCCGGTACAGACCTGATGAATACGCTGAAGAACACAGCATTCAAAGGCGGCAACGTCACGGACGAGCAATTTACAGCTCTGTTGATCGTCGCCAACCAATACGGCCTGAACCCATGGACCAAAGAGATTTATGCCTTCCCAGATAAAGGCGGGATTGTCCCGGTCGTCGGCGTTGATGGATGGGCCCGCATTATCAACGAACATCCGCAGTTCGACGGCATGGAGTTCTCTTACGACAAAGAAGAAGGCGCGTGCACCTGCAAGATTTACCGCAAAGACCGTAAGCACCCGACCATTGTCACTGAGTACATGGGAGAGTGTAAACGCAACACTCAGCCATGGCAGTCCCACCCTACCCGCATGCTTCGCCACAAGACGCTTATCCAGTGCGCGCGGCTGGCCTTTGGTTTCGCTGGCATCTTCGACCAGGACGAGGCAGAGCGAGTGATTGAAGGAACAACGGCAGAGGTTCATGCGGGCCATGAATCAGATAGCCGTCGCCCGGATCTGATCGCAAAAGGTGAGTCCGCCGCGCGCCTTGGAACCGTTAAGTATCAGGAGTTCTGGGTGGCGCTGAGCGCTGAAGAGAAGCAGGTGATCGGCGCAGTTGAGAAGCGTCGTATGTATGACATGAGTCTTGCTGCCGACAACGCCGAACCTGTCAATGTCGCAGAGATGGAGGCTGAATGATGGAGCAACGCACCCCTGAATGGTTTGCTGCGCGCTGCGGCAAGGTCACAGCGAGTCGCCTGGCTGATGTCATGGCCCGGACTAAGTCGGGCTACTCCACCAACCGCCAGAACTACATGGCCGAGCTGATTTGCCAACGGCTGACCGGGAAGCTGGAGGAAGGGTTTTCGAATGCCGCGATGATGCGCGGCACTGAACTTGAGCCAGTGGCGCGCGAAATGTACGCCCTGAATGAGTTCGATGCGGCAATCACTGAAGTTGGACTCATCGATCACCCAACCATACCCGGATTCGCAGCCAGCCCGGACGGACTTGTCAACGACGACGGGCTTATCGAAATCAAGTGCCCCAACACCTGGACCCATCTTGAAACGCTGAAAACTGGCGAGCCAAAGCGCCAGTACATGCTGCAAATGCATGCGCAGATGATGTGCACCGGGCGGAAATGGTGTGATTTCGTTAGTTTCGATGATCGCCTGCCGCCTGACCTCGCCTATTTCAAGAAGCGAATTCATTTCGATGAAGAGCTGGCGCGCGAAATCGAGTCTGAGGTTAAGAGCTTCCTTGCAGATCTGGAATCGGAAATTCTGAAAATCACAGAGCGTGCAGCATGAAACGCACACCCTTTTACCGCAGGCCCGGGAGAACCGGGCAATTCTCCGGCCTACGTGAGCGCGTGATCTGGATGATTCAGACGCGCGGCCGCCCGGTAACCGGCAGCGAAATCGCTGAGAAGTTTGGCGTAACGCTCATCGAGTTTAACCGGGTTGCCAACGGCATTACCCGCGGCTCAGGACAGATAGCACAGATCGTTGAGTCGAAAAAATGGCTGAACGAGGACGGCATCTGTGACCGGACATTCGACCTGGTCACGAAGCCAAAGGTAGTAACACCGCAGGGTAAATCGCGGCTGTTCACCCGGCGCGCCATTGAGCAATCGCAGGAAGGTAGACGGCAGGAGTGCATAGCACGTGCCGCCCGCCGTAGCCGACTGATTGCTCAGGGCCTCTACATCGACGAAATGGAGTCAGTGCTATGAAAGCGTGGTCTCTCGAAGAGCTGGCGCTGCTGTGGCGACACTCAAACGCTGAAGTCGCAGAGATTACCGGCCGCAGCATTGAAGAGGTCGGAGATAAGCGGCTGCAAACCAATATTGAGCGTAATGGCTGGGATGTTAACGATCCGGAGCGGGGGGAATCATGACCGATTACACCGGAAGTAATACCCCAGCGGATCAGCGCGACCTCTGGCGCACTCCACCAGCCCTCTTCGCCTCCCTTGATGCTGAGTTCTGCTTCCAGCTGGATGCCGCCGCGGCGCCTCATAACGCACTGTGCCGGAAGTTCATCACCGCCGAACAGAATACACTGGAGACTCCCTGGGCTGATTATCTGAATGTACCTGGCTACGTCTGGATGAACCCGCCATACAGCGACATCACACCGTTCGTTAATAAGGCCGCTACCGAAAGCGCAAATCAGATCGGCACGGTGATGCTGGTTCCGGCAGACACTTCGGTTGGCTGGTTCAAGGAGGCAATCCAGACCGCCAGCGAGGTTCGCTTCATCACCGCCGGGCGGCTGGCGTTTATCAACCCGGTCACCGGTAAGCCAGTATCGGGAAATAACAAAGGGTCGATGCTCATCATCTGGCGACCGTACCCGCGTACACACTGCCACTTCGCAACTGTGGGCCGGGACGAGCTGATGGCTTTCGGGGCGAAACTTCTCGCCCGCCGGGAGGCCGCATGACGCCAGAAACAGACAACGCTATCCGCGCCGCCTGCCGCCGATGCACCGAGGAAATCCAGCAAGCCATGCGCAAGAAGCCAAAGCCTAACTGGAACGAAACGGTTCCCCCCCATCATTAACAAGCATCACAAGAAAATTGAAGCTCTGGGAGTTAGCCTTCTGGAGTTCGTCGTATACACAGGGCGGCTTAATCGCCGCTTCGGAGTTGAATCGTGAGCAAATATCCAAGGGTTGGCAGCGTGTCAGCCAAAAGCAAAAACACCTCCGCTAAATGCAAATGCGGTGCAGTGGCGAAGTATAAAACGACCGTGGAAGTGAATATTTTCCGTGGCGATGACGAAGTTGTTTGGTCTTGTAACGAGCACAAGAAGGACTGTGCATTTCTGGTCGGCTTGGAAGGTGGTGCAGCATGAAGGCACTAATCACCCGGGAGCTTAAGGCTCCCTTTTTATTGCTGGCGTTCACCTTCAACCGAATTAACCGACAGTTCCGGGAGCATTGATTATGAGAGAGTTTAAGGGTACGCCGGGCGAATGGAAGTACACGATTAGAAACGTGAACGA